ACAGCAGGTGGAGGCTTAGGTGATATATTTGGAGGCTTCTTTGCTAACGGTGGCTTTTTACCAGGTGGTAAATTAGGTATTGTAGGCGAAGCAGGTCCAGAACTAATTAGCGGCCCTGCACAAATTACTCCACTAAGTGGTGTAGGCGGTAACGTAACATACAACATTAACGCTGTAGATTCAATGAGCTTTAAACAAATGGTAGCAAGAGATCCAGGCTTTATACACGCTGTTGCAAACCAGGGCGCAAAAGCAATTCCAGGAGGTAGATAGATATGAGTTTTCAATGGGTATTTGATAATGCTACAACATTAAGCATTAATAGAAAAAAAGTAATTGCAAGTACAACAGCAAGAGACGGAACTGTTAGAGCGGTTAACCGCGGTAATGGTGCAAAGGTGTTTACTGTAAGATTGCCAGACGGTCCTAGATATAGTGACAATAAAAGTAATATAGAAGCTATTGAAGTTTTAGACAAATATAACACAGAAACTATACAACTTAAATACAGTAAGATACCTTACTATTATGGAAATGTAAATCCAGGGTCAAATGAAAGTTATGAAGTAATCTGTATTGAATTTCCTGAGTGGACATTGTTTGGATACGATCAAGTTCAGTGGAGTGGTGCCTTTGTATTTGTAGAGGTAGTTTAATGATTAATTTAGATGCATACACAGGTATTAAGACAAGCCTTTTTGTAAAGATAGAAGTTGAAGAATATAGAACTTCTGCTGGGGCATCTTATGCACCTGAAGTACTAACGTTTTCAGATCACAACGAAACTATTGCAATAGGATCAGACTTATATATTCCATTAGGCAACCTATTAGGCGTTACAAGTAGTCAAAGCGATTTACGCCCAACTGGCAATAATGTAAACATTACAATAAGCGGAATACCAGATAGCAATTTAGCTGAAATTATACATAGTAAAATTAAAGGTAGTAGAGTTACTATCTATCGTGCATATTATGACATAAGCACAAATGTACAAATCAATTCAATGCAGTTTAGATATAAAGGTGTTGTAAATAACTATGGCTTAGAAGAAGAATACGATGTATTGGCAAAAGAAGCAACTAATACTATTTTAATTGAATGTTTAAGCAATGTAGATGTGCTTGCAAATAAAGTTGCTGGACGTAGAACTAATCCAGATAGTATGAAGAAATTTTATAGTACAGACAAAGGTTTTGATAATATAACAAGCCTCAAAAATAGATCGTTTGATTTTGGAGTAAGTAGATGAGTTTTCTAGATGGATTAGGATCAATTGTAAAAGGAGTTGGCGGCTTTCTTTCAAGTAACAATATGGGAAGTAGTCTTGCTAAAACAGCACTAATTGGATTTGCATTAAACAAAGTAAACAAAAGTATACAAAATGCACAAGATAATAATAAAATAGATCCAACACCAATTACTTTAAATCCAGATACAACAAATGATGTTCCTGTGTTATACGGCAGCGGATATGTTAAAGGTATGATTACAGATGCACATCTAACAGACAATAATAAAACAATGTGGTTTTGCATTACATTATGCGAAAAAACAGGACCAACAATTGCAGGTAATGCTAGTGTAATTAATTTTAATGAAGTATATTTTAATGGGTTAAGATTAGACTTTAAATCAGATGGATACACTATAGATAAAGCATTTGACGAAGATGGCAATTCAACAGACGATTTTAACGGTCTAGTTGAAGTATATCCGTTTATGGGCAATTCTAATTCGCCAGTTGGATTTACAACTGAAGCAACTAATAACAGTTCAAATGCATATAACTTATTTCCAAGTTGGGGATCTGATCACGATATGAGTGACTTAGTATTTGCATTAGTAAAAATTGATTATAACCCAGAAAAAAATATTAATAATCTAGGAAACTGGGAATTTAAACTATCTAATACTATGAACCAACCTGGTGATGTCTTATATGATTATATGACTAACACACGTTATGGTGCTGGTATAGATCCAACGGAGATTTACAGTCAATGAGAAGTTTACAATATTTAAATAATGTTTCGTCTAATCTAGTTAATTTTACAGATAATAGAAGTGCAGATGTTATATTTGACAGATTTCCAAAAGATTATCAGTATACATTTACACAATCGTCATTTTCGTTGTATGTAGCAACAGAAATTATAGAAATTATTGATCCTGCAAATGTTAATCTAAGATATAAAATTAATATTAGTGGCGATGTAGATCTTGATTTTGGTCCGTTACCTAACGGAGTTGGAGTTTCAGAAAGTGGTTCAGTATATACTGTGTATGGTATAGATAGTATTTCAGACTGGGATGCTGTTAAATCACCAACAGTTACTTTAGATCCTAATTATTTTGGCGATGTTAATTATACAGTTACATTTATTTACGATACACCAGCACAAGCAAACATTACACTTGGTTACGATGTTAACACATTTGTTCCTCAGGCTGACTTACAGGCAACATCAACTATAAGCTGTAGTAGCACTGTACAGTATGATTCATCAATTGATATGCCAGTAATATTTAATATTAATTCTGAGATAATTCCTAGTATCCAAATGCGAGCTACTATTAGATGTCAATCAACAGTAGCGTATATTAGTCCAGCGGCAGATATTCTTAGTGAAAGCACAATAAGTTCAAGTGGTACAAACTATAGAGGCTTCTTAACAAGAATTGATGTTCCAACAAATATTTCTGAAAATTCAGGAAAAGCCATTGATGTTAAAGAAGATAAATTATTTGTTGCTGAAGATACTTCAACATATGGAACACCCAATTACGTAACATACATATATGATTTACCAGCTGGAACAGTTAGTGACTCTATTCAAAGTAGTTTTGATTTAAATGATCCATATAGTGTAGCATATTCAAATCATATTGACGGAAGCGACAGTACAGAATTTGTATCAGTTGCTTTTGGATTTCCTGGTTCATCAGGCAGCAACGAAGTGTATTATAAAGATCTAGGCGATACTAGTTGGACAAAGTCTACAGCATCAACAGGTGATAGTAGAACAGCGGCTGTAGATTCTACTAATAATTATTTGTTAGTTCCTCTAGTGCTTGACACGTCTATAAACTCATCTCTTGCATTTGTTTACAGTTTAGATATTAATCACACTCTGACTTTAGAACACAACATAACTGATCCAACAGGCGGAGCTGGCGATGGCGACATTGGAAAATTAAGTGACATAAGTGATGATTATTTTGTAATTGCAGGAACAACAAGTGCTGATATTTACATTTATGACACAGCAACAGGTAACGCTGATCATACATTTACACCTAGCTTTAATCCACGAAGTATATGTTTATACAAAGGAAAACTTGCTGTTGCAGGAGCTTCACAAACTATAGTATATGATATTGATACACAACAAACAGTTGAAACATATTCGCAAGGAGTTCCAACTTGGAACATTACTCAGGGTCACACAGTTTCGTTATCAGATGAATTAATTGCAATAGCTGATTCAGAGTACGACATAGACGGGACAGGACAACAATCCTCTAATTGGGGTGAAGTATATCTATATAGAAGAGACAATTACACGTTGCACAAAACATTACAAAATCCAGACCTTGGATCTCCACTTGGATACGATCATTTTGGACGTAATGTAAAGTTAACTTCAGATTACATTGTAATTACAGCATCTAATGAATACGAAGGCAACAATAATATTGGTCAAATTTATATTTACAAATAAGGATTAACAGATGGCTACGCAAAACAAATATACAATTAACGGTTTAATTGATACCAGTAAGAATGTATTACAAAATTTAAATGATCTAGCCAGGAGTGCTGGATGTTTTATCACCTGGGATAACACAGAAGGCAAGTGGAGTGTTATTGTTAATCAAGTTGATACTAGTGTTAAAAGTTTTAATGATAGTAATATACTAGGAAGTATTAATATAAACGGCACTGGTATTGCAGATATGTACAACAGTGTGCAAATTGAATTTCCGCATAAAGATTTACGTGATGCTACAGATTATGTTGTATTAGATATTGCATCAGCAGATAGATACGAAGGCGAACTAGACAACCAATTTCAAATTGCGTTGCCAACAATTAACGATCCTATACAAGCACAACTTATTGCAAATCAAGAATTAAAGCAAAGTCGTGTTGATAAAATTGTACAATTTAGAAGTGACTTTACAGCAAACGGTTTAAAGGCTGGAGATCTAATTGATATAACAGCAAGTATGTATGGTTATACAAATAAAGTATTTCGCATAATTCAACTTGAAGAAGAAGATAATGATGATGGAAGTATTATCTTCTCAATTACAGCATTAGAATATGACGCTGACGTGTATAGCACAACAGGATTAACTAGAGAAACACGCACAGTTAAGAACGGCATTAGAGCCAAGATTACCAACGAAGAAATCGCACAGATGGAAGATATTGACATTGGTAAACAAATAGGAAGATTGCTTGCCGCAAATGTTGCTAATGGTATTATTAACAGCTTATTCAGTGTTGATGATTTAACAGGCGCAATTATTAACGAAGGTAAATTTGCTGACGAAAATACACAAAAATTAATGGAAAGCGCAGGCAAGAAACCTAGTTTAACACATACTACTGATACCACTGTGTGTTCTGGTACTGAAACAAATTTAAATCTTGCTATGCCAGCATCTTGTACAAGTAATTGCTTTTTTGAAGCTCCAGCATATGATTATGATTACGAAATAACAGGTGTTACAGCAGGAGAGGTTAGTATTGCACTAACTGGCACAGTATCAACATCTGATGGCACAGGTGTAATTACTTTTACACCAAATGTTAACACAGAAAAAACACTTACAATAACAGTTGGAGATAATACTTCTAATATTACAGTTGCTCCAGTACCAGACTGGACTATTAATGCAACACCAACTAGTACTAGTATAACTGAAGGTGCTAGTGTAACTGTAAACCTAACTATTACTGGTATTGCTAATGGAGAAACTATTCCGTATACCATTAGTGGAATAAGCGGAAGTAGATTGTCAACTCCTACATCTGGAAATGTAACTGTAAGCGGTGGATCTGCAAGTTTACCAATTTCTACAATTGATGATAGTAGTTACACTGGTACTCAAACTATGAGTGTTTCATTTAGTGGCCCAACAGCTGATTATTGCGGAACAGGCGGAACAACTAGTGTAGATATTACAGTGTTAGACAACGATTTGCCTACTAACACTTGTCTTTATGTACAAGTGCCTCTTGTTTGGTGCGGAATATACAACGGAACAGATGACGAATTGAGCGGGGTAAGTGTTAGAAAATATGCTTATCTGCCAGTTGCACAAGCAGGCGAAAGTACAGTTAGTGTACCTACATCTCTAAGTGTAACAAAAGGTAATCCATCTAGTATAACTATTAATAGTACAACAGATGTTGCATCTAGTGCTAGTCTAGGCGGAATACCATTTAATGTATTGACATCATTTAATACTGTTGCTCCTTTAGGTTTAATGACAGGAACAGGAACAACTATATATGGTTACGATTCATTTTAATCTTTTTTCAACGTTTTTTGATGTTTTTTAACGTTTTGAATTTATAGAGATAAATAAGTATAGCAGATTAAATATGTCTGCTTTACTAAAGACATCGCAGACATTTAAATTAACAAAGGAGAAAAAATTATGAGCGCAGCTTCAGATTTTACAGAAAATTTAGCCCTAACTTATCTATTAACATCAGATTCAGCAACACGCCCAACAGCGTGGTATTTGGGTCTACACACAGGTTCACCACTTGACGACGACAGTGGTGCAAACGAAATTTCAACATCAGGAACAGGATACGGACGTCAAACTATTGGTTTTACAGTATCTGGTGATACAGCATCAAACAATGCTACTATTACGTTCTCAGCGGCAACAAGCAACTGGGGTACTGTTAGTCATATTTCAGTTTATGATGCCGCAACAGCTGGCAACTTATTGTTTCACGGTGCAGTTACAACTTCAAAAACTATTGAAACAGGCGATACTTTCCAAGTATCTGCAAGTAATCTAACAATTACATTAGCATAACTTGCGATAGGGGATGTTGGCATTGTGCATAGTGCTGGCATCCCCATTTTAATATTTAAAGGAGACACTCAATGAGTACAATAGTTTTAAGGCAGACAAAAGGATCAGCATTAACCTTTGCAGAAGGCGATGCAAACTTTAATAACCTAAACACAGACAAACTTGAAAACATTACTAGCGAGTCAGTTGGTTCACTGAGTGATGTAGATTTATCAAGCAACACTGATGGTAATGTGCTTACTTACAATTCAGGCACAGGAAATTTAGAATTACAAGCACCAGCAGGCGGCGGTATTTCTAACGTAGTAGAAGATACTACACCAGAACTAGGCGGCGACTTAGATAGTGCAGGTTTTAAAATAAAAAACCCAGTGCTAGAAGATTATGCTGAAACAATTCACAGTTTAGGAAGTACTGACACACCATCTATTTCAGTATCAAACGGCAATGTACAAAGTGTAACAATTAGTGCAGGACTTGACTTGCCAGCATTTAGTGATGCCGCAACAGGACAAACTGTAACACTTATTGTTGACGGTGGCGGCTCAGCTACTGGCACAGTAAACCATATTTTTGCAGGTGGAAATAAAACACTAACAACTAAAAGTATCATAAGCATTTTTTATGATGGTACTAATTATTGGACTTCAATAGCAACAGACTTCCAAGCGTAAGGAGAACAGTATGCCTTTAGGAGCAAGTAGATTAAGTTTATTAGCATTAGCGCAAGTTGAAGCAGGGCCAGCAGAACGTCCTTGGGTTGTTCAAGCATATGGCGATGCACAAGTAGACACAGCATATTCTAAATTTGGTGGAGCAAGTGTATACCTAGATGGCACTGGCGATTATATAGAAGTAGAAAATGATTTCTTATTTGGATCAGTAGACGACTTTACAATAGAATTTTGGTACAAGAAACACACTACAAACACTACAGAACAAATTGCATCCAACAGAGGCGGTTACAACACTGGACACTGGTACATCCAATTTGATGGAAC